CTTATGTCTTGTATTGTTTGTGTGAGGCTGATTTGTTCATCTTCAAATAAATCAAGTCTTTGATAATCTATGTCTGTGATAAGGTTTATCTCATTCCATTTTCTAAATGTGTTTTCCCAGTTAGTTGTGGTTAGATTCCACAAATCTGGATCAGGTTGTGGATTGTCTATTACTATGTCTGGTATTAATAGACTTACTTCGTTCATTATCTTATTGTATTTATTTTATCAAAAGCATACTTGAATGTCATTGTATAGTTTGCAAGTCTATCATTAAGTGATGTCTTGAATGTAACATTTTGATCTTGTGGTATTACCGGTAAATATTGATTATTCTGGAATATCCAACATCTTTTACTTGTAAGTATCTGTTCTATAACTTGATTGTAACTATCATCTACATACCCTGTATTCAGTATGATTGTTTCTCTACTATTTATGTTTCTGTTTCTATATTGATGGTTGTTTACAGAGTATGTAGCACCTGTTGTAAGTGTACTGCTTTTAAATTCATCTTTTTGTACGTTTACACTTTCGATAGATTTTAAAAAGAAGTTTACTTTTACAAAAACTATTGGTAGGTTTGTAAATCTATTACAGGGTTGTTCTTCTATTTCTATTGTTTCTGTCGATCCACCTGTTACAATATCTACACTTGTAAGTGTTGCAGTTGTACTTGTCGCGTATTCTATTGCACTATTTGAGTTAGACACTCCTGTAGATACTGTTACACTTGATACAGTCGTACCACCATTCTTAAAGTTTACAGTAGTTGCACCTGTTAATGTATCACTACCAGAATTTACACTTAGATTTGCGAGTACAGGAATGTATAATACTTCTTGTGCTTCTCTAAATATTTTGGTATTAGACATCAGTTTTGTTACACTTCCTTTGTGTCTTGTGAGTGTTTGTGTTGTTGCACTATTTGATGAACTTGTTATATCAAAACCTTCTTCAAAATATCCAACACCATCAAAAGCTAAATAAATAGAGCTGATAGCGTCAAGACTTGTGCCTGATGAATTTTTAGGTGTTGCCGTTGTTTGTACCCAGACATTTACACCATTACTACCAAATGTACCACTAAAACTATATGCGATGTAATCTTTTATCAGTTCTCCTATCTCAAATATAACATAGTTGTTATTGCCCACTTCATTCTTTACAAGTTCGTAAGTTGTAGAAGGACTTGCATTAAAAGCACCACTATATATTGCAAGTGTTAAATTACAACTTGCTAGGTTTGTGTTTTCTATTTTAAGATATACAGGACTGTTTATATTTATTTTTTCTATTGCCATTATAATTCTTTTTCAAAGTCGTTTACAAATGATGCGATAAGTTCTGGTGGTAATGTTTTAAATCTTTTCTCAAAAGGTTTTGTAAAAAACAAACTGGGTTTTATGCCTTGTTCAAATATTGATCTTGCTATAACAAAGTTTAATCCTTTTCTTTTTGCAAACCTTCCACTCTCAGCTCTTGGTGCAATACCTTTTCTTACAGTCCACTTGTCAAAAACTTTTGCAGGTGGTCTTTTGTTTGTATATTTAAAAGGTGTGTTATATTTTTTCTTTGTACCACTTACACCTTGATCCTGATAGCTTCCATATTCTTCCATTATGAATTGTAATATAAAACCTGTATTGTCTGATAAAATATTATATCCTAATGAATCGTATAGTTTTTTACTTACATTTTTTTTGCCTTTTGTTAAATTACTTCTTGACTGCTGAATAACATATTTAGCAAAACTATTGAGTGTATTTTTTGTTTCTTGTAATTCCATCAGCAAATACTTATGTCGTTTTCTATTAATATATCCATAGTACAAGCCCATCCACCTAATCTATTTTCAAACCTTTCATAAAATGGCTCACATACTGGATCGCCAGATAATTGGTATTTAGATGTATATAAAGACCCTCTACGCAGTAAGTGTATGATTTTGTTGATGACTGCTAGTTGTGTATTAAGTACATCTTGTTCGTTATCGTTTCCCACAAAAATATCTGTTGTTTCATCTTTGTATTCATTAACGACATCCATAGCCATCAAAGTAATATTAAACACCAGAGCTTGTTCTTGAGCAGTTACTGTATTTACGATAATATGTGCAAGAGGAAATATAGTCTGTTTAGATAAATCTATTTCTGTTATATCTCCAGTTGTTACTGTATTCACATTTGGATCAAGTAACAAATTTGTTTTGATTGTATCTGTAAGTTGGTAAAAACCTCTTATTCCTTGATTACTCATTTATATTTTCTTTTTAATTCTCTTGCTTCTAATTCGTTTTTCTCTTTCATAAATGTTAGCATTAACAAACATTCGTGTAAACCTAGTTTAGTGATATTTTCAACTCTTGTAATATCGTATTGACAGAGGAAGTAAATTTGTCCAATCCATCCATATTTTCCATTAAAGTTTCCAACTGCCGAGACGGCATCTGCTTCTTGTCCTGAAAATAAGACATCATAACTCTCGATAAGTCTATCCCTAAACGATAAAAAAAAAGCATACTACCGAACACCACATCAAGTGGCATATCTTTCATCAGCTCTTGTCCTTCTCCAGAATATTTTTGTATAGTGTATTTACCACTAAATGATGTATCTATTGGTCTGTATAGAACTGCCATAGCTTTGTGCATATCATCCCAACTTGAAATGTAAGTATCTAGATCAACATACTCTCCCAAACTCATATCATCAAGGTTCGGTATAAAACCATACTCTACTCCATTCATCATAAATCTTTGTTTGAGCTTTGGTTTCTTGTTGAACAGATCACCAAGTATGTTTGTAACTTTTGTAACATCCCTTAGTTTCATTCTAAAAGAATCTTTATGTGGTATGCCACAAAATATCTCAATCATTTTTGTTGCTAAAAAACTCTCATCTTTATTTTCTTCTTGGATCTTGTAATACTTTTGATATTGTGAAAGTCTTATTTCTGAAAGTTCTGTAGGAACAATTAATTTAATCTTCATATATATATATCGAAATTAAATATCAATTTTAGACAAAAAAAAAGGAGGGCGATTAAACCCTCCTTAAACAACTAACTAAAAATTAAAAATCTACTTCATCTTCTCGCTTGGTGGACCTTCTGGAAAGTCCTTACTTAAAACAAAGTTAAAATAAATTTCTTTATCAACTTCTTTATTTAATACTGGATGTAAATATTTTTTTTCCATTTATTTGTTTTTTAATTATCTAAATCTATATCCAACCACGATTTTGCAATCTTTGTCTTAACCTTTTGCCTACCTTTATAGATCGGATTGCTTCCTCTCTTGATTGACCACGATCTTTCATTTGTTGTTGTATTTGTTTTTCTGTTATTTTCATTTGTTTTGTTTTTAATTAAACTTTATTTATTTTACAAATATACAACTTTTTTTTTAATTGACAAAATATAATAAGTTTTTTATAGACCACAATATCCACTATCACAATCATTAAAATCATCATCAAATAATTCTACCTGGGTATTCCAGTTTTTTATTTCTTTATATCTAACACCATTGATCCATCCATCCCTTTTGTCTCTGTTTAATTCTTGTTTCTCAAACCAATTCATTTTGTTTGGATGTTTCTGATACATTTTCTTTAACAATAATTTGTTACGATGAAAACAACCAACGCAATTATTCATATATGCGAATCTAACAGGTTTGTCTTTCCAATACTGTTCTATATTGTCTTTATATACTTGATCTGTTATCAAAGGAAATGTTGGTTTTTCCCACTCTATCATACCCCACTTGTTTCTAGATCCTCTTTTTCCAACAATAGTTTTTTGCTCTAACAATCCATTGTGATTAGTTTTTTCAAGCATTCTTTTTGCTCTCGCTTGTTCATTTGCTCTAAAACCTATTCTAAATTCAGCAGGTTCATTTATTGTTTTTTGCCACCATTCAAATATAGGTATCAACTTCATATTAGTAGTACAATATCTATGTAGTTTGTTTGGCAACCATCCACCTTTTGTTTTTACAACTTGGTCAAAAGAAATACCTGTTACCCAATCAATCTTTTTACCTATATATTGTTCAAGGTCTAATATTGTGTAAATAATAATATCTTCTTCAAGTGTACCTATAAATTCAACACCAAGTCTATCTGACACAATCTGTCTAATTTTTTCATCTTTAAATTTGCAATTAGTGTCATCTGTTCTAACTAGAGAAAAAACATTATAATCTGATGGATAATGTGCTGCTATGTATGCACTTGTTTTACCACCACTAATACTATTAACTGTTTTCATCTTATTGCATATTTACCACGATTCGGATTTTCTAGTTGCATCATTAAAGCATATCGAGCTGCATCAATGCAGTCAGGATGTATGCCCGTTGGTTTCTGGATATTGTTTCCCTCTTTGTCTTTATCCCAAACATATCCTTGTAATTCTCTAATCAAATTCTTTGATCTAGATGTTACATATATTTCATTTTGGTTTATTAAGTTGATACCATAGATAACAGAATCTCTACCTTTTGTTACAGGGAATATTTTATGACCATAACTTCTAATCTCACTTATTGATTTAGGTTCTGCACTATCTGCATATATATTCTCGTTGATTTGTTTGTCTTTTAAGAAGTGGCTTATATCTCTATTTAACATACCTTTTCTGTAAAGCAGTTCATCGAATATATAAGCATTGTTCCATTTGTATAGTCTTATGAATGTTGAAGGATCAACAGAATATCCAAAATCA